AAGGATCAGTGGTATCTCAATCGGGAGATTGAGCAAGCAGAAAAAGGATGCTTTTAAAATGAAAAACATTCTTGTTGCAGTATCTGGAGGTAGGTCATCAGCTATGATGGCTTACCACATTCATACAAGTGATAAATATAAGGACTATAATAAAGCCTATGTGTTTGCTAACACAGGAATGGAGCGACCAGAAACTATTGAGTTTCTTAAAAATATACAGTCAATATGGGGAATCCCTTTAACACTAATTGAAGGCACTTATTCAAATGTCATGGGTGTTGGTGTTGGCTATAAAATTGTTGATTGGGATAGTTTAGATATGAAAGCAAATGTTTTTGAGCAATGTATTATGCACATGAACAAAGGTTCTTTTAATGGTTTGCCAAATCAAGACGCACCTTATTGCTCAGAAAGAATGAAAACTCGTCCTTGTAATAAATTTGCTAAAGATATTTTTAATGATGAAAAATACATCACAGCTATTGGCTTTAGAATGGAGGACATGCCAAAAAGAATTTCTTGGGCAGAAATCAAACATGATGAGCAAAGAATATTTCCACTGCTTACTGACTTTCCTACACCTATTGGTTTGCCTGAATTAAACTCTTGGTGGAATCAGCAACGATTTAAACTTGGCATTAATTCTAAATTTGGTAATTGCGAATTATGCTGGAAAAAATCAGACAATAATCTGGTGGAAGTTATTAGAAGTGGAACAAGATTTGTTGATTGGTGGGCGAGAATGGAAGCAAAGTACGGCAACACTTCTTTTAGAGCCAGAAAATCAATAGCAGATATTGTGGCTATGTCTGCTCAGCCTAAAACTATGAGTATTGACTTTTCTGATTTATCAGAAGGCTGTATGTGTCAGATGTAAATCAATTAAGGCCTAACAAAGCCCTGCTGAATCAGTCCGGCATTATCACAATTAAAGCACAAACCTTCACCTCTTAGGTTCAGCTGCCTTGCCCAGATAGCCAACGACTGCTGATAACCATCTAAGAAGGTAGCCATTGCTCTCTCAGTGAACTCACGGTTGCCTTGGCTAAAGTAGTTGGCTCTTGGGCTGGCTACCTTCTGCCATAATATCTGATAGCATAGCAAATTCGCCCAGGCATCAACAAGAAACTCCCTCTGCTGGCAGATGAATGAATCAAGTGAGCAGACCAGCTGAGCATCTATGTATATTCCTGACTGGCTGCTGTTCTGAGACCAGCTACTTCCGAACCCATAGTCTAGAGGAGCAGTAACCGGGAAGATAGTCCAGCCATTGCGCCATAGGTAGGTAAAGCGAGTGGCACACTCAATGTCCATCTGATTCCAGCCCCAGTCGGTGAACATGCCTGTAGTGGTTGGCACAAGTGTGCAATCAACTGCCACCATGATGTTTATCTTATCGAAGTCTGAGTAGAACTCAGCATTGATAGGCACATAGTTCATGCCCTCAACCAGATCAGCAGTTCCCTGGTCAAGTATCTTTCCATCCTGAGTCTGGAAGACATACCAAGGAATGCCAGCCACAGCAGGCCCGGCATTGTAGATGTATATTTGCTTTACTCTCAGAGCCAGATATTTGCTCCCCTGAATGCTGACAAATGCACCTTTAAGTATTGCTTCCTCCGGCACAACCTGAACCTGCTGCCATTGTTGCACGAATTGCTTGCGAGTCTGGAACAACACTTGATCTAGCTGAGCCTCTGCTGAAGTGAACAGCGCAGCCTGGACATCTATTTTATTGCGCACATAACTCACAGCCTGAGCCGAGTTCCACATGCCAACATAGGAGGCCTGCTCCGGTGTCGCAATCTTATCCAGCAACTCCGAACTCATGCCCGGATAATCATTTATGTAAAGGCCAGACAGAGGAGCATCAGCAGTGCATCCTATCAGTCCAATGTAGTCTTGCAGGCAATTCATATCACAAAGTTAAACATTATCAGCACTCCCAATATTAGGTGCAGTTATCCTGAATATCTTATTGGTCAATGCCACCCATGCGCCAAGAACTTGGCCTAGAATGAGCATTAGAACTGAGTCTCCAGTCTGTATTTTCTCCATCTTATACAGCCAACCAACCCCAATCAGTAACCCTACCAGCACCACAGATGCACAAGTGTAGGCATACACTTGCATGCGCTTACTGAATAGCGCATGAGTCACATGCCTGGTATAAGGCTCTTGAGTAGCCCTCCCACGAATCTGCCTCTTCTCTCTGCTCTGTCCTGCTTGTGAGTCTTGTTCTGCTGACATGAGTCTAGATAGATAACCGACTTACCTAGGCCTTTGATTTGAATTTTCAGGCTATCAACTGACTCTTTCAACTGAATCTGCTTGATGTTGCTAGTGATTAGCCTTTCTTCATTCATGGCAATCAGATTGTCAATCTTATTATGGTTTACATTAGTGACATAAACATCGCCTCCGATGTAGATGACAATTACTGCCAGAATAATCAAGAACTCTTTTGAAATGCTCATCTGAATATGTTTTTAATTTTCTGAAATAGCTTTTGGTAGCCTGTCATCTTAACCAGCTCTAGGCTATCATCATAATATAGCACAGTCTCCATCATGCCCTTGTGCATGTCAATGGTCATGCGGTAGAGCCGATACAGCAGAATGATTGACCATCCATGATGGTAGAGCCATTCCTCTCCTGGATTATAGAAATGTGGCTCTGGGTTAGCCATTTTAGTCAGTAGGATAGCTCCGTAGGCAGGAGTATCATAAATAAATTTCACTAGCTCCTCCCTTAATTCGTGAGTCATAATTATTAATATGTCCAGATGACCTTCGCAGGCTTAGTAGGATCGCAATCAGCATGAATGAATGTGCTGCTCACTCCTATCCTTGTTATACCGGACTTCAGCAGACTGTCAATAATCACAAATCGCTTATCGCCATCTGTGCAATGAATATCGGCTGCCCATCCCTGACAATGGCTACTTGCTTTAACTCCCTTCACTTTAGCATTATGAGCTTCTGTCCGGTAGCCTGAGTTAATTTTAAATGGCACTCCGGCAATGGCTCTGGCATTGTCCAGCATCTGAATAAACTTAGGCTGCATCTTAGCTCCTGAACCAGGAGCATCAGGTGAATCAAACTCTGTTATTTTAAAATGCTTAAGCGGAAATTGCATGACACAAAGTTACTTGATGCGAGTGAATTTTTTAGCTGCACTTTTCACTGACTTTTTGCCAACACAGCCCCAAGCCTTTCGGCTTAAATCATTGGCACATGGTGGCTTTGCGCACTTCTTAATGCCCGATGACCTTGCACAATAATTGTCACCTTTAGGTGTGCCAGGAGCGATGGAGTAACCCTTCGCCCCGAAGCTGACTGACTTGCCATTGACCTTGGTCTTAAACTTCTTGTCCGCCATTATCTTCCTTGTCCTTTATATTTTTTCTGGTTGCCTGCCTTAGGCCTTTTGCCCTTACGGTGTTGGCCTTCCCTCCGCTTCCCGAAGCTGATTTTAACTGATGACTCTTTGGATGCCTTTTTCATGCTCAAATATCAATAATTATGTGCTATTATTGTAACCCCTTATGAGTCTTGAAGATAACGATTTCGGAGCGAGAACTCAAGTTTCTCAAAGTGCTGGCAACAGGCAGGCACTTTTTGAAAGATCAGGTAAATCCTGACCGACCCTCTGTTGCTAGGTGGGGCAATACACAAGCACAGGCTGACTTAATGGGTGTACTTGGTGAATATGCTGTTGCTAAGGCTCTCAAGCTACCATTTGACACATCAATTAACCTTGAAGGTGATGGAGGCAGCACAGACCTGATGCTGGGTGAATATGACATTCAGGTTAAATCCACAAAGTATAAGACAGGAAGGCTAGTCTTTAACAATCGCAAGGAGATAGGAGCTGATGTGTTCATCTTATGCTGGGTAAACGAAGAGGCAATGGAAGTAACTATATTAGGATACATCCGTAAACAATCAATCGAAGATTGTCTAGTGGAGATGAACCTAGGTCATGGTAAGAGGTTGGTGGTGGAGCAGAAGTTTTTAAAGCCAATCAGCTTACTGACTGCTTACCTGAGCAAGTTGTAAATAATCCTTACAAGTTGTAACCACCTTGAACCACTTTCAGAACCACCTTGAACCACTTACCTTAGCCCTGTTCTGCCTCTCTCCTTGGCAGATTCATACTGTTCTTTAGCAACAGGCCAGAGCTGATGGCGGCAGTTGTAGCCTCCACGGTAGCTGAATATAGTAGTGCTGTTAGTGCCAGCCATGCGCCCCTGCCAGCCTTTTAGATTAGGCCACTTCTGGACTTCTTCCTTAGTGAAGAACCTGCCTGCCCTAGCCACGCAGAATGGCCTTGAGTCCTGAATCAATGTGCCTTGATAAAGGTAGTATTCAACATCCAAATCCTCGGCAATGGTCTGGATGTACTCAGCATTGAATGTCATCACTGAGTCATTGGTGGTTTGCTTGATGTAGCGTTCTAAAAATGCCTTCTCAGTGTCAGTTCCCTCAATGAACTTTCTTAGTGTCTTATTAAGCTCCGACCTTGTGCCTATACCTGCAATGTTGTCCTTTAGCACTTCCTGAATTGCTGTTCCAAAGTTATTCCTGATGCCTGCTCCTAGCAGTGCATCCTTGGTAGTGGCTATGTTAGTCTCAAGGATTGCCTTGTAGAGTTCGGTCTTAGGCTTAAAGTCATCAATGATGATGCTGATGTAATCATTGGATAGCTTGGCTAATTGGTCAAAGCCGGCAACCACTTCAGCCACTTGTGCCTGGTAGAGGCTATTATTAACAATCGTATCTGAGATGTCCTTCTTGAGCTTAATCATCTCCTTTAATGACTTCGCCCTATCCTTGGCATCTAGGCTGAGATTGCCAGCAAGGTCAATCACCTGATTGGATAACTTGGCAAAGACTTTAGGAAGCGCATCATCCATGCGCCTCTCAATAGCCATTTGAAGCTCCTGAATCTTCTTGATTAATTCAAGCTGTCTCTCGGTCATACTACTCTATCTCGGCCAACAAGTTATTAATCTTATCGTTCAAGACCTTGAATAGTTTAGCATTGCCAGCCTTATTAGCTCTCTCAGCAGCAAGTGATAGCTGTTGAATTGCAAGTGGTAGCTTGCCAAGATTATCAGCCTCTTCTGCTGGACTTGATGAGTCCTCAACATCATCCATTAATGGCACTAATCCTGACTTAATTTGCATCTGCTTCTCAGCTGCCAAGGCATAGACATCAGCTCTCTGCTGCTGTACTGGCTTATCATACCAGCTTGCATCCTCATCAACTTTCTGCATCACAAATGCCGCTAGGTTGGCACTCAGGATGTAATCTAGCTGAGTGCATCCATTGGATGACAGCAGTACAGTCTTTTCATCTGTGCTTTTAAATGGCAATGGATCAAGCTGGCTCAGTATCTTCAGGTATGTCTTTTGAATGCTATTCTCGCCATAGAGCTTCTCCACATAGTCTTTCTCAATGCCTGCTGTAATTAATGGATTGAACTTGTTGTTCATTGCCTTAGATAGCTGCTCAGCTACCATGTCAGCTGTCATCACATCATAGTCAGTAGGCACAGTGATTTGAGGCAGAGCAGCCATCACTTTGTCGCTGTCCATCAATGATGAGCTAAAGAGAGAATTGTATCTCTGATACATGATGTAGTAGCAGACCTTCCGATAAACTTGCGCCAGATGCACAGTAACTGAGAAGCAGAAGGTGTTTAGCTCCTTGCGGTCATATTCTTTTGCAATTCCTGA